ATCAAAAAAATTTGTGAAAATGAACACGGGGGGGGGCGGCAAGTGATTTTCAGGCGTCACACGACTTTAGCGACGGCCGCATTCCACGGCAACGTCATGACCGATGATGGCAGTCCGACTTGCCTCCAGACTTGGGATGAATACAACAGGCTGATCGATGCTTCGGAATGATCCAAGCCAAGACATCCCCGGATCGCCGAACTGGCGCACATCTGAAGCGGGTCGAGCAAGCCCGTCGCTCCGCTTATTCAACGGGGCTCGTCTCCTATCGCAACCTCAAGCAGTACGTCAACTACAACTCAATCAACTGGGAGCGGCGGCTCCGCTGCCGCGATGACCCGGAAGCGTTCTACCGGACGTACTTTGCTCCTGTGTTCTCCTTGCCGTTTGGCGACTATCACATTGATCTGATCGAGGCGATTGAGACCGCAATCCACCGTGGCGGGAAGGTGGCGATAGCGGTTCCACGGGGCGGTGGCAAGACGGCTCTTTGTCGCTGTGCGATCCTACGGGCTACGCTCTATGGCTGGCGGCGGTTCGTGTTCCTCATCGGCTCCAAGGAGAACAACGCCAAGCAGTCGTGTAAGTTTCTTAAGGTTCAACTCTCAAACAACAAGCTTTTGCGGCAGGACTTCCCTGAGGTCTGCGAGGGCTTCCACCGGCTGGAAGGGAAGAACGCGGCGAGCTACACCCAGCACTACTCGCACGATGAGAACAACGTCCGCCCGACCTACATCTACTGCGGGGCGGATGAGATCCGCTTTCCATCGATCACCTTGCGGCGTGATGACGCGGCCACCTACCGGGAACACGACCGAGCGTCGTTGCGGTGGCTTCGGGACAAGGCCAATTGGATGCCCGTCAACTCGGGAGCGATCATCCGAACGGCCGGGATCGACGGCTCGATCCGCGGCGAGGCGGACGTGCACCCGATTACGCTCGAACAGCCGCGGCCCGACCTCACATTGTTGGACGATGTGCAGAAAGATCAGAAGGCGGAAAGCCCGGTTGCCTGCGAGAAACTGTCGACTCTGATTGATGGGGCCATCGCGGGCCTGAGTGGGCCAGACAAGACAATTGCTTCTGTGTTCAGCTGCACAGTGATCCGTGAGGGCGATGTGTCCGACACGTACCTTGATCGAACACTGAAGCCTGACTGGCAGGGCCGGCGGTATCCGTTGGTGGAATCCTGGCCGCTTGGGATTACCGACATCGACATTTCTGACGACACGGAAGCGGGCAAGCTCTGGAATCAATACGCCGACGAGCGCAAGCGGAGCCTGAGGGAGACGGGAACGATCAAGCTTGCTTCGGAGTTGTATCTAGCGAATCAAGACGTGATGGATTCAGAGTTCCGAGTCACGTGGAATGAGCGATTTGACAAGAACTTGGAGTATTCGGCGCAGCAACGCGCGATGAATCTACGATTTGAGTCGCCGGCGACGTTTTGCAGCGAGTACCAGAACAGGCCGCGATCAAAGACGGAGAACACTGCCCTTCTAACTGTCCAGCAGGTGGCCGAGAAGGTCTTGCCGGGCCTCGCCCGCTACCAGTGCCCCAGCGAGACGGCCTACGTCGTCAGCTTCGTTGACCTTCACGATGAAGTGTTTTTTTACGCGACGCTCGCCTGTTCTCCCGAGTTCGGGGGCGTGTTCATCGATTACGGCACGTTCCCACCGTACCACCGGCAGAAGGTGTACATCCACAAGGGAACCGTTCAGCGTTATAACGGGCTCTCCCACGCCTACTGGCAGGCACACCCCGACGGCCCGAAGTACGACAAGAAGCGGTACACCGGGCGACCGAAGGCACCATTTGAGCCGAAGATCTACCACGCCCTCAGCGAGCTGTGTGGGCAGCTGCTCGCCCGCGAATACGTGGTGAACGCGGGGACCGTCGAGGAGCGCGCGATCAAACACACTAAGATCGGCGTTGACATCCGGTGGGGGGACGCCACGGACGTCTGCAAGCGGTATCTCCGGACGTGTGGTGATCCGCGGGTCATCGGGACGATGGGTCACTACGTCGGGGCGACCCGCAAACCGTTCGAGACGTACCGACGTCTAAAGGGCTGGATCTTTGAAAGCCAAGTCCACCCAACCGTCGAGGAGTCGAGATGGATTCAACGCTTCGATGACTCGGGATTGATTTACCTCTTGTTGGACGTCAACCAGTGGAAGAGCTTCCTTCACAACCGGCTTGCGTGTCCGCTGGGGGCCACGTCGTCGGTTGCCCTGTTTGCGGGGCCACCGGAACAACACGAGATGTTCGCGCGGCACGTTGTCGACAGCGAGCACATCGAGCAGGTGATTGCGCAGGGGCGGACGGTTGACGAATGGCGGTGGAACACGCAACGGCCAGACAACGACCTTTTCGACTGTGCGTCTGGCTGCATGGCTCTCGCATCCTACTGTGGAGCCGCAGTGAAGACTGGGGCGGTTCCGGTCCGCAAGCGGCGTAAACTCTCCGACATGTGGGCGGGCAAGCGGCGATGATAACGGAGAATCAACCGCGCCGATCGATTCGATGTCCTGTGTGCGCGTGCGCTCATTCCTACGTGACACACACGAATGATGCGCGGTGGCGGCGGCAAGACGGATCGGTTCGGCGGCGGCGTGTATGCCGCCACTGCGGCGCTTCGTTCTATACCCGCGAATACCCAGAAAACGACCTGCCGGCCGACGATTCACGCTGATTTCCCCATTTCGTGATAGATGTATCACCTTCTTGCCTTGCCCATTCTTTGTGTGAAGCGGTAGAAAGCGCTGTAGGCCCGGAGGGCCCAAGGGTGGCACCGCCCCCCAGCTCCCATGGGCCTGACGGGCCACCTGCACGGAGCGTTCAAATGGAGTCACTTGAAGAACTGATCGCAAACGTCAAGCGGCTGTGTGAGCGGGTCGACGTCCTGATTTCCGCAATAAAGGAAGCCAAGCTCGACCCGCCGGATACCGTGTGTCCATATATGCACGGTGAAGACCCTGGGGGCGAGTAGGAGGAACCGATGGCCATTTCGCAATCAGACATTGAGGACCAGTCGAAGACGCCCCGTCGCATGACGACGGACGAGGGGACCGTACAGGAGCGTGACGTCAAGGAGATGATCGAGGCTGATCGCTACGGGGCGGCAAAGGCGGCTGCCAGCGTGTCACCGTGGGGCTTGCGGGTTGCTTTGATCCAACCAGGAAGCCCAGGCGCAGCTAACCGAAACCGGGTGTGACCATGACGACATACATCGTGGCTCCGTTTGCCAATCCGTCAACCCCGGCGCTTTCCTCGCGGTATCCAGCAGCGGACCCGAGGCAAGCCAGGCAAGTCCGAGCCAAATACGACGCGGCCCAGACCCACGAGCGGAATGAGTACCACTGGGCCCAGACGGATCAACTCGACCCAAACGCAGCCAACAGCTTGACCGTACGCCAGCGGCTGCGATCCCGAAGCCGGTACGAGGTGATCGAGTCGAACCCGTACCTGAAGGGTATGATCCTGACTCTGGCAAACGATACGATCGGTTCAGGGCCGCGGCTTCAGATCCGCGACAAGCGGCTCTCCGATGCCCGAAAACGGCTGATCGAGCGGCGTTTCCACGAGTGGGCCGCGCTGATCAAGCTGCGGCAGAAACTCTGGCGGATGCGTGTCGCAAAGGCGGTAGATGGCGAGGCGTTCGCCCTGGAGTTCAGCAACCCGCGTTTGCGGTATCCGATCCAGCTCGACTATCAGGTGATCGAGTGCGACCGGTTCAGCTCGCTGACTCTCTCGAACAACCCGAAGGTATTCGAGATCGACGGGGTGAGGTTCGACAAGTGGGACCAGCCGAGCCAATATCACTTGCTTGATCAGCACCCCGGCGCCCAGCTGGTTACGATCCTTTCCCCCGCCGCGGGGAAGTGGGTTCCAGCTCGCTTTGTGATCCATTGGTTCCGGCAGGACCGTGGCTGGCTGCGGGGAATCCCTGAGACGACGCCCTCGCTTCCGTTGTGCGCGGTGCTGCGGCGGTATACGCTGGCCACGCTCCATGCGGCCGAGTTCGCGGCCAGTCAAGCCGGGCTGTTGCACACCGAGGGCCCGCCGAGTTCGACCGTGTGGACGGACGGAGCGGGCAACATCATCGAAGACGAGCCCTTTGACACGTTCCCCATCGAGATCGGCCAGTTGACGAATCTTCCGTGGGGCTACAAAGTCGAGCAGCTGAAGGCCGAACACCCCATCACCACTTACAATGTGTTCGTTCACACGCTTCTGATGGAGATAGCCCGACCGATCCTCCTTCCGTTCAACATGGCCGTCGGATCGTCGAAAGACTCGAACATGGCCTCGGCAATCGTGGACTCCCACATCTACAAAGAAGGGATCCGGGTTGAGCGGTTGCACTGCAATGAGTCGGTTCTCGACCCGTCTTTCGGCCGCTGGTGGCAAGAGGCGATTCTTGACCCTAGCTACCTCGATGATCCGGCCCTCGATGAAAGTGACTTCCTGGTTGAGAATCCGTCCCTCCGGTTCACTGCGCCGGAGCATGATTGGAACTGGGATCGCGTCGGCCTTGACCACACCGACCCCGCCCGTGTGGCTGTTGCCCTGAAGACACTGAAGGGCGAAGGCTTCCTCACAGACCGACAGATCCAAGAGCAGTATTACAACCGAGACGTCGACGACTGGCGGGCGGACATCAGCGAAGACGTGGCCTTTCGGCGAGAGCTCGGGATCACTACTCCTGGACAGAAATCAGGCACCCCTACGGAGCCGAGCGGACGAAAAACAACCTCGAACGGACGAAAAACAACCGGATAGGCAGATTTTGTGATACATCTATCACGGAATCGGCTTGAAGACGCTGGGGGCGATTGCAGAAAATTCAGAGAGTGAAGAATCGCTGGGGGGCGATGATGAACGACCAATGCCGTACCCGAACGAGCACGCATGCCGGCTTCGCCCCCCTTCCGACTTCCAGCAGGGAAGCTTTCGGCGTATTAACCAGTCGGCCGACGGCAAGCAGTATTCAGTCATCATCGGCCGGCTGAAAGGCGAATCGAAGACCACTTCGCAGTCATTCCGTTACCCGAAGGCCGGCTGGACGGTTGCCCAGGCTCGGGCACACTGTAAGCGGCACAGCGGCACATTCGAGCCGGCTTCCGGTTCCTCATCCTCGGACTCTTCGGCGGGTTCTTCCGCCGTTAGTTGTTCAGGCCCGGCTGAGATCACCCTCGATTGCTCGTTGGACCTGGCTTCAGCGGCGAAAGAGGGCGATCTGCCAAAGTTCTCGATCGTGGCCAACACGGGCCGCCCGATGCAGGTCTCACGCTGGGGCGACCCGGTGATCATCGATCTATCAGGGGTGGCCTTCAGGAACAAGATGCCGGTGATCCTTGATCACGACATCAACCGACGCTTCGGCCATACAACCGGAGTGATGGTCGATGATTCCAAGATCACCGCCACGGGCCTTGTATCATCGACCCTGAACGTCGCTCAAGCGGCTTTGGCAGACATCCGCAACGGCTTCCCCTTTCAGACATCGGTCGGCGCCAAGATCGAGAAAGCCGAATACATCGAAGAGAACGCCACGGCCGAGGTCAACGGGAGGGAACACAAGGGGCCGCTCGTTGTAGCCCGGAAAACGCGCCTCAAGGAGATCTCGGTAACCGTGCTTGGGGCAGATGACAAGACGTCGATCAGGATTTCATCCTCGCAAGTGAGGGCTGTTTCAATGGACTTTAACCAGTGGATCGAATCGTTGGGCTTGGATGTGGAAGCCCTCACTGATGAGCAGCGGGCGAAGCTTGAGGCCGAATACAACAAGTTGCAGGCGGCGGCTCCCGTCCCCGTTCCACCCCCGCGCGACGGCAACAAAACGACGGCGGACGATCCGCCGCTGGCCACTCCCGACCGGCTCCAGGCGAGCCGTGACCTCGAAGCGGCCGAGATTGAACGGCAGGAAGCCATCAAGGCGGTGTTCCGTAACCCTGACTACACGGGGATCGAAACGGTATCGCCTGCCGGCGACGGCAAGGAGATCAAGCTTCCATCCTTCAAGGCAAGGGCCATCCGGGAACCGGACTGGACGGCGGATCGTGTTGAGCTGTGCTTGCTCCGGGCAAGCCGTCCCGTTCCCGCCTCGGCCCCGGCCGCTCAGAGCCATACGCGGGACATGGACTCGCAGGCCCTCACGTGCGCCCTCTTGAAGCAAGTCGGCTGCCCGTGGAATGCGGAGATGCAGGTGCGCAGCGGAAGCCGCGACATCGGGCTATCGGACTTGCGCGGGCAATGCTCGCTCGGCTCGCTCAACCCGAAGTATGGCGTCGAGGCGTGGTACAACGAGAAGATCCTGGAAGCATCCGACCGGCCGCAATACCGCAATCTTTCACTCCATCAACTGCTCGACCTCGGCATCGTGTTGACGAGCGGATCACCCTACACCGGGAACCGACGATCCGACGATTTCCTCAAGGCGGCGTGTCGTGCGGACCGCGAACTGCGGGCCGCGGCCGGCGGCTTCTCTACGCTGTCGGTGTCCAACATCCTCGAAAACCTGGCCAACAAGATCGCCCTCTGGAGCTACCAGCAACAGTCGACCGTGTGGCGGTTCTTCTGCGCGGTGCGAACGCTGAACGATTTCAAATCCCACGCCACATATCGGCTTGACCACACGGGACGATACCGGCAGATCGGGCCCGATGGTGAATTGCGACACGGTGAACTCGCCGATGCAAAGTTCACTCTGCAGGCCGACACCTACGGCATGCTGATCGCCCTGACGCGTCAGCAGATGAAGAACGACGACCTCGGGGCGTTCAACCAGATCCCCTCCGGCATGGGACGGATGGCGGCCGTGGGAATCGAATCGAGCTTCTTTGTACTGCTCTTGTCCAACCCGTCGAGCTTTTTCCACGCCGACAACTCGAACCTCGAATCGGGGGCGGGATCGGATCTGGGGATCGATGGGCTGTCGGCTTCGCAACAGGCGTTCCGCGACTTCGTGGACGCCAACGGCAATCCGATCCTTGTGACGCCCGACCGGATCTTGGTGGGCACGCAAGACGAGATCTTGGCGGGCCGATTATTCGAGAGCACCAACGTCGTGATCGCGGGCTCAACTGATGCGGAAACTCCGGCGAGCCAGCCACACGCGGGCAAATTCCGGCCGTACGTGTCGTCGTACCTCAACAACACATCGGTTCTCGATCATCAGGACGGCTCGGCGATCACCGGCCAGGACTCGAATCAGTGGTACATGTCCGGTAACCCCAACATCCTGCCGGCTTGGCAGATGGGGTTTGTTGACGGCCGGCAAGTGCCCGTGTTGGAGAGTTCCGACACGGACTTCGCCACGCTCGGCATGCGGTTCCGCAGCTACCTTGACTGGGGTGTCGGAGCGGCCGACACGTCCGGGATGGTGAAGAACGCCGGGGCGTAGTTGCCCACGGATGACATAGCCCTTTCGACGTAATGGGGGGAACGATGAACAGGGAGCGATTGGAAGCCATCGCCGACGGCTGGCGGGGCTCGGAAAGTGAGATCAACGTGGCCAAGCACGACTGTGAAGCGCTGGGCGTCAAGTGCGCCGGCGCATCGGTCGTCATGAAGGCAAGTCGATTC